CAAGAGAAGGGATTTAAAATTATTAACTATTGAGGAGGATAAGTTATGAGTAAACAAAAGAAGTTATTTCGAGTAGTAGCAACAATGAGTGACACTCTTGAGGTATATGTTGAAGCTGAAGACATAGACCAAGCATGGAGTATAGGTAAGAGTCTTGATGGCGATTGGTTTACGATACTCCCTGATACTCAGGGTTCAGATTGGCATTTAGATGATGTACATGAAGCTAAAAAGGAAGACGTTCCTACAGGACAGGATATTTATACAGCAGATGAGGAGGATAGTGATGAATAAATATATTCTTGATGTTAAGTGTGTCCTTGAATTTGAAATTGATGCACCAAACGAAAAAGCCGCACGGAAAAAATTAGAAAAAAAACCTGATGATCAAAAAGCAAGACTTATGATTAAGGCTGATGCGTACAAAAAAGCGACACTTGATCGATCTAGTTTCCTTTTCTCAGAGGAGGATAAGTGATGAAGCTAAAAGTTAAAATAGAAGAAGCAACGCTTATTTACATAGATGGCGATTTCGTTAAAAAAAGAGAAGCAAA